AGTAGTGTACTCCACTTAAGTACTAAAGCTATTAATTGAGGACATCGACTAATAAAAGCAACTTTAAGTAGAGGCACTATTATGTCCGATTTGATCTTCTATGATGTCGACTCGGTTAATGCCAATGAGTTTGACCCTGATACAGGATACCTGGATTTTAAAAATAACTATCCAGGGGCACTCAATACAAATACCGCTAGGACATTCTTCCTCAATGCCGCAAAGGCCAAGAATGTGCTCCGCAATAAACCTGACAAGAAGGTCAATCCTAAATTTGGAAACTGGGAGGTGGAGGTTGTCAATAATCATTTTCCTGGAAACAGGAACAACCCAATTGGTAAAGATGATCTTACCCTCCACAGAATTTCAGGATATTTAGCAAGATGGATTTTGGAGGAATATAAGAGAGATGATGAATCAGAAAAGGAAATCATTGAAAGCACAGTTATTAATCCAATAGCTGAATCAAATGGGATTAGATGGAGTGATGGAGCAGAGATATATCTATCATTTTTCCCTGGCACAGAGATGTTTTTGGAACCATTCAAATTCTATCCACTAGCAATTGGCATATACAGAGTCAAACATAAGATGATGGATGCACAGTTCCTGAAAAAAGCCTTGCGGCAGAGATATGGGAAAATGACAGCTGAAAAATGGATGTCAACAAAAGTGAAGACTATAGGTGAGGCTGTTAGAAATGTAGAAAAGCTAAAGTGGGGCAAGGGTGGTTTGAGCGATGCTGCAAGAAACTTCCTAAAGAAGTTTGACATTGCAATGATATAACCAGCCATATGCAAATATTTAGCTATCACTAAAACATATAACCAATATCAATAACCATAGGACATATATAAAATAAAATATAAAATACAAAAAAACAAATAAAACATATATAAAAATAATAAAAAATATAGGGTTAGGGTAAAAACAAAAACAAAAAACACAAAAAAACACACAAAAACACAAAAAAACAAAAAAACACAACACACACACAACAGCAATAAAGAAAGTAGTGAACAGTGTTCTCATGGCCGATATTAATCTTTGCTTGGCTAATGGAAATAATTAAAGGTACTTAGTGGAGCACACTACT